AGGAGATGGATTACAACAAATAGGAGCATTAATAGGTAATACAGTTCAAGGAGTTTTGGTTGACGAACTAAGACCAGGTGGTTTATTATATTCAGGTAGGAGAGGATAATGGCAATAGGATTTACAACAACAGGAACATATGGAAGTAGGGCAATTAAACCCGATAAAGGACTTACGGCAGCATATAAACCCCGTACATTAATTGCACAATTTGGAGACGGATATCAACAAAGGGTACTAGATGGTATAAATAATAGTCCTAGAGTTTTTAATGTTAATTTTAAAACTAGAACTAAAGCAGAAATAGATGATATTGCAGGATATTTTAATAGTTTAAATGGAGTCACCAAATTCAATTTTACTGTTCCAGATGAAGTTGAGGGAGATGATGAAGATACCGTAAAAGTTATTTGTACTACTTGGAATAAAACATACGATTATGGAGATTATTATAGTTTAACAGCAACTTTTAATGAGGTATTTGAAGCGTGACCAATGCTCTAACAACAGATTTTCAAACTTTAGCTCCTTCAGATGGAGGGGTTTCTAAGGGTAATGCTATAATTGAAGTTTTTGAGTTACAAATAACTGATAGTGATATTGGAGGAGCTGGAGAAGATAAACTTTATTTTCATTCAGGGGTTAGTGGTTCAAATGCAGATATTCAATGGTATAGTTTAAAAAACGAAGCAAATTATGGTTCAACAACTTCAACACATTATAAAACAGTATCATACACAGCTTATCCCGTAGAAGCAGATGGATTTGAAAGAAGGGGCACAGGAACATTACCTAGACCAACAATACGATTCGCTAATATTAATTCTTATTTTAATACTTATTTAACAAATTTTGATGATTTATTAGGTGCAAAAATTATTAGAAGAAGAACTCTACAAAAATATTTAACAACAAACCCTCCTGTAGAACTACATAGAGAAATTTTTTATATTGAACGAAAAGTATCTGAAAATGGTATTTTTATTGAATTTGAATTAGTTAGTTCTTTTGATACTCAAGGAGTTAAATTACCCAGAAGAACTGTTATAGCAGCACGATGTCCTTGGAAGTATAAAGATACAGAACAAGGTGGATGTGACTGGTCTTCTGATAGTAGATTTACAATAGAGGGTACTGAATATGTTTTATACTATAATAAAGATGATCAGTTAATAACTCTAGATACTTCAGATTCTCCATATGTAGCAAATACTTTTAATTATTGGGGTTTACAACAAACTCAAAGTCATAGAACTGATAGTTTATATGATGCAAAATCTTATGCAGTAAATCAGTATACAGAATATCAACGACCTATAGGCAGTCTATATACAATAAGCTCTTTATCTTTAGGAACACTTGAAACAGCTTATACCCTTAGTACTACTACTCATGGGATTGTAGTAGGAGATTTTGTAGTAATAAAAGGCTGTACGCCTGCGGCGTATAATTATAAACAAGTTCCATTATATGTTAAAACAGTTAGTGATGCAGTAGTTACCATTCAAGATAATAATTCTGCAGATGCAGCAGGGAGTCTTTCTACTGGTGGCTATATGCAAAATACCAGAAAAACACTATATAAATGTATTACAGCACACAATATTGCTGAAGATGATTCAGAAGCAGAGATTATTAAACCCACAAATATTTCATACTGGGAATTCGGAGATGTATGTGGAAAGAGAATGAATTCTTGTGCAATAAGATACGGTTATGAACCTTTTATAGGAGGAATAAAATCAGTAACTGTTGCTCTTGATGCTGGTGCTGACGAGCCTTATGATTGGAAAGTTGGAGTAGGAGCTGGATATGATATTAATGATCCTCCTACAGCAGCAAATGGAGGAGTAAAGATAGGACCAGATTGGGCACAAAATACTGTTTATACTACTACTGTGGGTGATAATAATAATGCAGCTTATGGTAATTATCATTATGTAGTTACTAGTGGAGGCACTGCTGGAGCTACACCACCCACTCATACTGGGGTAGGTGATGAAGTAGAATATAATGGAACAGTAACTTTTAAATGTCTAGGACTTAGAGCAAAATATGATGCAGTTGTTACTACAGCTTCAGGAATTATTAAAACATATACTGAAGTAACAGCAGGTAGTGGATATTCATCAGGAGTTGATATTGATGTAACAGTTGCAGCACCAGACGGATATCCTGGAACAGGCAAAGAAAGAGCTCAAGCTAAAGCAGAAATTCAAATGAACACAACACGAAGTGTTGATTTACCTTTCGGAGGTTTTCCGGGATCGGCACTATACTAATGATTGAATCAGTTGTAAATAATATATTAACACATACACGAGCTCATTTTCCAGAAGAAGCCTGTGGTTTAGTAGCTATTAGAAAAGGAAAAACTAAATTTTATCCTTGTGAAAATAAAGCAGCAGATCCCTTAATTGATTTTAGTATTGACCCTAAAGAGTATCGAAAAGTAAGTAAAGAAGCAGATATAATTGGAATTATTCATAATCATCCACAAGGAACAGCAAGTCCAAGCCCTTTAGATAAAGCTGTATGTAATAAATTAGGTGTTCCATGGTACATTTTTGATAAAGATGAATCTTATACAAAAATAGAACCAGAAAATACAGGAAAACTTGATTTAATTGGTAGAGAGTTTGTATTTGGTGCTTATGATTGTTTTACAATAATACAAGATTATTTTGAAGAGTTAGAAATTTATATAGAAGCAGTTCCTTATGATTGGGAGTTTTGGGAAAAAGGACATAATTTATATGTTGATAATTATACATCAAGAGGTTTTCATAGAATAATTGATGGAAGTTTAAAAATACATGATGTAATATTAATGGCAGTAGGTAGTGATATTGCAAACCATGCAGGAATTTATGTAGGAGATTTTAAAATACTACACCACGCACCTTATAGGCTTTCATGTAGAGATAATTATAATGGTATATGGAAGCAACATACAAGAGATATTTTAAGACACGAGAGATTCTTATGAGAAAAGTAATATTAGACGGAATACTAGGAGATAAATTCGGACGAGAGTGGAATTTAGATGTAGCAAGTCCTGGAGAGGCTATAATTGCTATAAACTCACAAAGAAAGAATTTTAAAACTTGGTTAATAGAAGCAGATAAAGAAGGTCTTTATTTTGAAGTTTTATTCGGGGATAACGAAGACGAGGGAGTAGAAGACTTAATTGAACTTGTACATCCACTTCCCGAAGGTAAAACTATAACTTTTGTTCCAATAGTTGAAGGAAGTGATAATAAAAGCAGGGGTATGATTAAAATGGCAATAGGTATAGCTATGATAGTTATATCTCAAGGAGCAGCAGCTCCTGAAGTATTCAGCTCATCAACTGTATGGGGGCCTGGAGGTACAATGGTCAGTGGTACTGGTATGACAGGTACTATGGTACCAACAGCCTTTCAAGCAGGTGGTTGGGCTAATGTAGCAATGGGACAACTAGGTTGGGGGATGGTTTTCAGTGGTGCAGCAATGTATTTAACTCCTGAAATTGCAGACCCTGAAGGAGCAAATGAAGATACAAACTTTCTTTTTAATGGAGCAGTTAATACTGTAAAACAAGGAGTCCCCGTTCCAGTAGTTTATGGAAGAATGGGAACAGGATCTGTAACAGCAGCAGCTTCTTTATTTACTGAAACAGCTACATCTTTTCAATCTCTTAAAACTAAAACTAAATTTACAGGTATACCGGGTTGGAGAACACCAGGAAGTGTTGCCGGAGCTAGTTATAATGTTGGTATTGGTCCTGTAGACCCTGAACCAGATACGGAGGATTGTCCAACCTGCTGTATCCATGAGGATATGTTAATTGCAATAGGAGAAGATATGAAAAGTATACATGACATCAAAATAGGCGATAGTGTGGTTTCATATAATTTTGAAACTGGAGAAAATGAACTTGTTGAAGTAAAAGATAAGATTATTGTTGAAAGAGATGTTAATTATAAAATAAATGATTTAATATTAACAGAAGATCACCCGATCTATCTAGACACTGGAAGAAAGGCTTCTATTAATCCACAAGCAACTTTAAGAAACTACAAACAAGAAGTAGATGAAGTGAAAGTTGGTGATATAATGCAGAGAGTTGATGAAACAGCAGAGAAGATTACTTCTATAGAAAGATATGAAGGAACTCACGTGAATTATACAATCAAAACAAAACATAATAATTTCTATGCTAATAATATATTAGTTAGTTGGGTAGACTCAAGGTAATTATGAAAGAAGAAAATAAAAATTTAATACAAATTAGAGGATCAGGAGGAGCAAAAGGCTCTGCACCTGAAAGTTATCATGCAGATGATAACTTATTTTCTAGACAGTTTGCTTCTTATTTAGATCTTTTATCTGAAGGACCAATTAAAGGCTTAGTCTATGGTGATTCTTCTATTTATTTTAATGAAATTAGAATGAGAGATGTAGACCTACAAACAGGGGATATTGCTACTAAATTAAATCATGAAAATTTTACTTTTGTAACTAAAGCTGGAGAATCTACTCAAACAGTTGATCCTAATTTTTTTGATATATACCCAACTTCATCAATAGTTGAAGCAAAAAATAGCGCTAAACTAACATATGATGTTCCCCAGTTTTTCACCCTTTCTAGTAGTACATTTGAAAAAGTAAATGCTGATTATCTTAAAGTCACTGTTATAACAAATGGACATCAAGTAATATATACAGAAAAAAATCCTACTAGCGAAGTAGGTCATACTTATATTGGAGGAGAAGCTGGAGATATACACCCAATAACAACTTTATTTACTATAGAGTTTAGATATGTTTTAGCAGATGGAACAGTAAAAACAATAAACCCTTTTAAGGGTAATCTTGGATTTATAGGAAAAACTACTAGTAAATATGCTAAAACATATGGATTTAATATAGAAGAAATCAAAAATACAGATGGATTAGTAGATTGGGCTATTAAAGTAACAAGAAAAAGCCAACATGAAACAAGTAGTACCGTACAAAGAAATGATGATATACATGTAGAATCAATAGAAGCTTCCATTGCAGATAAACTAGAATATCCTTATACTGCTTATGTAGCAGGAACTTTTGATGCTGAAAAATTTAGTTCTATTCCTAAACGAACATATGAGATAGATGGAAGAATAATTAATGTACCCAAAAACTATAGTCCTTTAGATTATAACGGTAGAAAAATAGGTGTTGACGATGCTACAGGATTTACATATGGAGAAAGTATTACATGTACAGAATCGTCTATTTCTTCAGTAAATATTGAGGGTGATATAAATGATGGATATACTGCACTTTTAACATTTAATGCAGCACACGGATTAACTGTAGGTAAAAATATTACTCTAACTATGACAGGTATAGGAAATGAGACTAGTGCAGCAAGTGTTCTTAATGTCACAGCAACAGCAGAAGTAGTATCTTCAGTAGCTCTAAAATATGCTTTAGAAGCAGAAGATACCGGCCTCACCACAGGAACAGGATCAGGTGTAGGGAGTGCAGTAGCAACATTTGCTTCAAGTGTAATTATAGATAAAATTGATACTACTAATGATTATTTATATTTAAGAGATCTTGGGGGTTTAAATTCAATAACTTTAAACTCAACAATAACAGGAGGTAGTTCAAGTACTACAGCAGAAGTTGTTAGTCAAGAACTAGCTTTTATACCTGCTAATTATAGAAGAAATACTACTACAGGTATAATTGGACAATATGATCAAGATTGGGATGGTACATTTTATACCTCTTGGTCAAATAATCCAGCTTGGATATTTTATGATATGCTTACAAATAAAATTTATGGGCTAGGTAATTATATTTCAGAAGATGAAGTAAATAAATGGGAGCTTTTTAGTATTGCAAAATATTGTGATGAATTAGTTCCTGCAGGACTAGATGCTGCTGATTATTTAGCTATTTATACTACTAATGATGTAAACTATACGGGAGACTCATCAGGAGAAGAATACGAACCACGATTTACTAGTAATTTAGTTCTTAGAACTAAACAGGAAGCTTATAGTGTTATTAATAGTATGGCTTCAATTTTTAGGGGAATGATTTATTGGTTAAATGGAGAAGTATTTACCGTTCAAGACTCTGAAAAAGATCCAATATATCAATTTACAAATGCAAATGTTATAAATGGAGAATTTACCTATGAAGGTAATGCAAATAAAAATAGGGTAAATCAAGTAATAGTAAAATGGAATAATCCACAAGATATGTATCGTTTAAGGGAAGAATATGTGGAGTCGGAAGAAGTTTTACAAACAGATAAAGATTTTATAAAACCAAAAAGTATAGTTGCTTTTGGGTGTACATCAAGAGGACAAGCAAGACGACTTGGAAAATGGAAACTTCTTACTGAAAAGTTAAATACAAATACAATCGCATTTAAAACTGCATTAAATGCAACCTTTTTACAACCCGGTGATATTATAAGAGTTATTGATAAAAGAAAACAAGGGGTATCATGGGGTGGAAGAATAAGTAGTGGTACAAACGCAACTACTTTAATATTAGATAGAGAATTTGCTATTGAATCTGATTATACTGCAGCAGATTATGAAGTTATGGTTTCATATTCGTCAGGCAAAGCATTGCTTGCACAAGATAGCGCAACTATTGATATAAGTGGAACTAATACTACTTTATCTAGAGGAGCTATTATTACTACTTGGAGAGATACTGATAATATTATTGGTACCACCACCGCAGTAGGTAGTACTAGTGGGTCTTCAACTACAGTTACTCTAACTGCAGCTAATACAAATATTAGAGCCGGTATGTATGTTAGAGGAAGTGGAATAACAGCGGGAGATACAGTTGCAGCTATTGATGGAACAACACTTACATTATCGAGCGCACGAACAGTATCGTCTGCTACATTAACTTTTTCAATAATACCAGTAGATGCCAATGGAGATATAACTGTTGCAGACATAGAAAGAGCTAGAAGTATTTTTGATACAGATGGTAATCAAGTTCTTATTCAATGGACTCCTTCACATCATACAGAAGTTAAAACGTTAGCAAGTCTTTCTACTGCAAGTGGAAAAACAACAGTAGTTGTTACTGGTGGTTATTCAGCTACACCTGTTGCCGAACAAATGTGGCTTATTCAACGAAATACAACAGGAACAGGAAAAACAGAATTGATGGCTCAATTATACAGAGTTTTATCAGTTACAGAAAGTGGAAAAAATGAATTCGAGGTTGCAGCTCTTGAATATAATAAAACTAAATTTGATTCAGTAGATAAGAATGAAGCCATAGAAGAATATAGGACATATAATTTACCTTTAGCTTCAGATAGTGTACCAAAACCAACTAATATAAATTTTGAAACTTCTACTAGAACCCTAGATATGGGGGTAATATCAAATGTTATTAATTTTTATTGGGAACCACCAAAAAATTCTAATGGTAGTCAATATACTTTTATAAAAAGTTATCGTTTTGAATATTCAACAGATAATATTGAATGGATTTCAGCAGGAACAGTTACTGGTACTTCTTTCCAACTAGAAAACGCTTCCCAAACCAGTTATTATATTAGAGTATATACTATAAATTTAATGGGTAAAAGATCTGAGCCAGGTACTTTTGAAACAGGGACTATATATTTTCAACAGCCAACCCCTCCAGATCAAGATGGTATAGGAAACTTCCCCTTTAGAATTAATACTACGGGAAATATGCCAAAAGCAAATATTTTACTTAATACTACTACTGGATTAGTAAGTTTTACTCCAGACGACTTCGACTATAGAGCATTTGGTATAACTACAAGTGTTAGTAGTCAAGCAAACTTAGATTTTAGTGGTCTTGCTGATGGAGAAACAGGATATGTATATTTCGATAAAAGTGCTAGTAGTTTTATAGCTAGAGAATGGGATACAACATCTGATACATTTTATGCTATTGGAGGTAGTTCTCATGCAACAGCTACAGGTACTTTAGGTGCTTTTACAGGATATGAAACAGGAAGTAGAATATTAACAGGAAATAGTACTGATTTTGATGGAGAATTAGCAAGATATAATAAATTAAAAGTTACTCTTAGTGGTGTTGATTATTATTTAAGAGTATTAGGATTTAGTACTACTAGTCCTAATACTATATTAACTTTAAATGAGCCCTTCTCTATAGCTATACCTAATTTAACTGCTTTTTCTAAACCAACTTTTCTTGCAGATTATACTAATGATTCTATATTTGCAGAAGTTACACGAACAAATTCAAGTACTTACTCTATAGTATTATATGGAGCTATGAAAGGAGAAGATTCTTATAGTATAAATGGAACAAATGAGAATCA